GGATTTCCCCGATATTCCTGGGGCTGAGTCGCTGCGCACGTTTAAATATGCGCCAATGGGATCAGCATTATGCTTCCCTATAATGTCCCTTTTATATTGGGCATTATGTAGAGCGATTATCCACTGTTCAATGTTAAGTAACACCCTGAAGAAGGACGTTCACGTGTATGGCGACGACATTGTTTTACCGTCTCCTGCCGTTGGGCCTGTACTTACGTACTTGCCTAGATTCGGTATGAAAATTAATGATACAAAATCTTTCTACCGGTCGGGCTTCCGTGAATCCTGTGGGGTGCATGCCTATAATGGCGTTATTATAACCCCGGTATTTGTTAAACATCTACCAGTTACAAACTCAATCACACACCTCGTTTCATGCATTGCTACAGAAAGTCAGTTTCATCTGGCTGGATATAGTGATGTAGCACGTCTGTTCCGCACAGGGGTAACGGCCAAATTAGGCCCGCTGCCGTACGTGTCGGAAAGTACTAGTTTGCTTGGTTTTAAACGGCCTGGTACATTTCGTCCGGTTTCAATAGGTTTTGTAAGGACAAATATAGACCCTTGGGGCAACCCATTGTACAAGTATCGGACAGTTGTAGGTAAGGGTGATGTTAAAGCCCGGCCTCCTACCGAACTTGAGTGCTATCTACGTTCGCGCCTCACCAACGCGTACGAGAGGGAGATTGGCGGTAATCCAAAGGAGTTTAAAACCCGTTGGAGTTATCTTAGGTTGTCGCAGATAAACGGCACAAAGCCTGAAATCCAGGCCTTGTCCCACACTAATTACTCGTCAGACTTGCGTTCCGAGTATGACATCAAAATGGAGAAATTTTATGAAAATTTACCAGATTGTATCAAATCCGGGCGTTCGTCTAAATGGCACAGAGAGCAACCTTATATTGGAAGCTATCAAAAAATACCCTTTTATGGGCCAAATTTGGCTCCACAGAAGTTGGTATGCCATTCAGTTTCGAATTCACATTACAGCAGATCGGTTAGGCGTTCAAAACGTCAGGCTGATCCAAGTAAGTAGAATCCGGTACCGCTTTAGACCCTTTCATTCTGTGGTCTATTGCGATGGTAACGATCTAATTAGCGAGCCCGTTTACTAGGTTCCTAAGAGAGAGGGGGAGG